GTTTGAATACGTTGATGACTTTGAAGAGGAACACTGTGTCGTCATTGACCTGTTCATCCTCAGAATAATGGTTTTTTGGTAGTCTAGGGTGTAGTACTTAACGGGCCTCTTCGGAGGCTCTTTTTTTATTCTTTCTCGTACATCTCTCTTTCGTGCTTACGGCGTTTGACAAGGCCGGGGAGTTCCCTACCACCAGCCTTTGTCCATGCCATAAAAGCCTCCGCAGCGCCAGCAAAGTCGCCACGGTTATGCTTCATGCGGATTGTTGACCTTTGTAGATTGCCGAGTCCAACATTGAAGCTAAAGCTGACCAATGCGTCAAAGCGGCCTTGGGTAAGTCCTTGAGGGCATAGTCTAAGTACGCCTCGTTCAAAGAGAGACAAGTCTGCTGCCAAGATTGCATTGACTTCGTCCACTGTGAGAGTTCGATCCCACCCATCAGGGATTGCAAGTCCTTTACGTTCATCTAATTTTACCTTTATATGATTAGGGTCAATAACATGACCAACGCCAACAGTCCACAATATAGCCGGACAGCGGTAGGGACGAAGTCTAACTCCTTCATCCTTTTTGATGCCCTCTATACACTCTTTTGATACATTCACTTCTTGCCCCACTGACGAGAACCAAACCAGAAAGCAATGATTCCTGACAGCAAAGCCATCTCATCTTCAGAGAAGATAACATCCGTAGCTGCGATAAACTGCTCTACGTTCATACTGCCTAACCCACCCTGTAGCAGGAAATAGGTTAGACCAATATTGATTAAAACAAGTTCTAGCACAAAGATAAAGGTCACAGCAGGCCTTACGATGCCATTCAGATTAACAACCCACTTAGAGGCGTTGTTCATAATAGCCTTGTCGTGCTCTAAAGCGGCTCCCTGGCGGTCTGCATCGGTCTGGAGGGCAATCTGGTCTGTCCTGATCTCTTCGACCTTCTGTTGGGCTAAAAAGCCCCTCTCTGCCAGTGCCAGTTCACGCTCAGTCTGCATCTGGGCTAGTTTAAGTTCCTGAGCCTTATCTGCCCTGTCTTGGAAGAAGTTCAGTACCTGTGGCAGTCCAGAGGCAAAGAAGCCGATAGCGGAGGATATAAGGGATAGCATAGGGTTCCTTAGGGTTTATAACCGACTACATAGGCAAAGCTGACTAGCACCAAAGCAGCTAAGAAGCAATACAGCTTCAGTTCAGCCAGTTTCTTTAGGTCTCTGCCGTACTCATCAGTTAGGTTTTTATTATCTTTTAGGATGCGCTCTTTAATGACTTCTATCTCAGCCCAGGCAGCATGACCGTGCTTCTCGATGATGTCGTGTTTGAGTTCTTCTTCTATCTTCTTAATTTCGTAGACTCCACGCCATTCTTCAACGGCAGAGAACACAGAGGTGTCTTTGGGCCTGTTTAGCTGCTTCTTACGGAAGGCGGCTCTAGCCTGCACATCGGCCTTGCCAAGGTCTTGAATGTCCTTGGTGACTGACTCCAGTTCCTTACCTACCGCCAATGCCTCTTTGATGCCAGCGACAGCAGCCTTGGCAACTTGAGTGACTGGTTCGCTCATGTTACTGGCCTACTTCTGCTTCTAACCGCTGTAACTCTTCTTTCTCTGCATCTGTTAAGCCAACTGGCTGTGCCTTCTGTTCTGATCTAGCAATAAGGTCATCAGCTAGGATACCGGCACGTTCAAAAGCCTGTGTAGTCTTTAGGAATAAATTTCCACTTATAGGAATACCAGACTGTTGGGATTTAATAATGCCTAGGGTGGCATTAGTTGCCTCAGGCGATGTTGCTGCTTTTGCCCAGAAACGAGGGCCAAGAAGTATAGTACCGCCTAACAAAGCAGTGTAAATTGGGTTTTCCGCAGCAACGCCTCTGGCTTCGTCACTAAGCACTAAAGCACCTAATGACCCAACAGCGCCAATGGTCTGTGCCTGTTGCGCAGCAAAGAACAAAGGAGCAGTGGCACTAGGCTGTACTTCTGATAACTTAGCAGCCTCTAAAAGTGTTTTAACACGTCCTTGAACAGCCTTTGGTAGAACTGCCTCAAATGTACGGCGAACTGCCTCATCGTTCTTAATCTTATCGCCTAATTTGGCAAAAGAATCATCAGACTTAAGAAGATTCTCAAGGTATCCACGCTGTACCGACTCTAGTGTTTGCTGTACATTAAGTTTAGGATTTAACTGCTTTGCTCTTCCTAAAGCCTGTTTTGCCTCTTCCCAAGCAGTTACGTTACCGTTTTGGAAGATAGATTTGCCAACAAACTCTGGATCTTTATTTAGAAGTTTAGCGGACGTATCAGAATATAAATCTTGAATGCTATCTCTATATAGTTTAGAATAAAACTTGTATTGTTCACCAATATTGCTTGTTTTATCTTCTGGTAAACGACCATTAAAATCTAATGATTTACCAGTTAATTGCTTACCAGCGTCATCCATCTGTTTTTCTAACTGAGATACTAATCTGCTTAATCTAGCAACAGTTGCTGTATCTGGTTCATTACCTCGTTTTAAATCACGAAGTTTAGTCTTTAGAGAAGAAGCAATTTCGTGAGTAGTAGCAAAGTCAATAGATTCTGGCAATTTTACTACACGCTGTAAATATCCTTTTTCAGCCTCTGACAATGTTAATCCTTTGGCACGTTCTGCTGCATTAAGGACTCTAGAAGCCTCAGCCTGAATTGGTACAATATTTACAGGAACACGTTTTGCTTGTGCTGAGATTGCTTCATAAAAAGGTTTAACAGATGATTTAAGAGCATCATCACCTTCCTCAATTGCTTTTGCAAACTCTTTACCAGTCTGTAGACTGTCATAAATTCTGGTAGATGTCTCATCAAGGGCTTTATTTTTAGCACTTGCAATAGCCTCAACATTCTTTTCAGCAGCCTTTTCAAACACAGGCTTACCAGTAAAGGAGCCTCTGGCAAGTGATTCTTTAAAACCAGCCCAAGAATCTTTAGTGGCTTGGAATGGTGTTAGTGTTCCACCGCCCTCTTGTAATAACTTCTGAGCAGCTACAATAGCATCTTCTGGGGGTGTTCCAGCAAATCTTTTAGACAAGGCATCTTTTGTGATTTGAAAGGCCCTACCACCGGCACTAAACACAAGATTACCTATACCATCATAAGCAGCCTGCTCAACACCACCACGAAGGATACCTAAAGTTGATCTAACAGATGGTGTAATACCTTCAATACCCATCTTTGCCGCTTCGCCTGTAGCGCCGCCTAAGCCAGCACCAATCATGCTACGAATAGCAGCAGCGCTCGCAGCAGAACCAAGCTCAGCGCCAGGAACACTTCTTGTTAGTAAACCCCCAGCAACACCACCTATCATCCCTCCTAATGATGGTAGGCTTTCCACAACCGCTTGTTTAAACTCTTCTCCGGGTGTTTTTGGCCTAGTACCTCTGACCATAACAGAATCAGCAAGTTCTGTTTCAAGCCTTGTTAGTTCTTCTTGCTCTTGGGGTGTTAACGCCATTACTGGCCTCCTTGTTTTTTCCGCAACTCATCTATCCGTCTTTGTTTGGCTTCACGCTCACTAATTTGCCTTTTAGCCTGGTCTATTGCCTTTTTACGGTTTTCAACAAAGTTAAACTTATTAAGATCACCACCGTTAGAAATATATTCTTGAGCACCTTGATTCTCAATCTCAGATGCCAACGCATCTGTACGAAGACGCTTAGTAACAGTCCGTAAAGTATTAACAGTAAAGTTACCAGTTCCGATAGCCTCACGCAAGAATGCCAATTCTTTCTCAGATAATGCACCCGGAAGACTACGGGCCTGTCCTTGCGCTAACTGAGCAAGCAACTGTTTTAATTGTTCTGTGTCGGATGTCCCAGTAACAGTGGCTCCAAAGGCTTCTGCAATCTGACCAACACGCAGTTTAGCATCTGCCCCAAAGCCAGTAAATGCTGTATCTAAAACACGGTCAATAGAATTGGCTGTTTCAATTGTTTTAGCACCCTGAAGAGCAGCTTCCTCAACTTTACCAAGTTGTGTAGCTTTGCCCGGTAATGTTGCTTTCTCTGTGGGTGTCTGAGGAGGAGCACCGGCAGCGGCTTTTTTACGCTCTGCTTCATCACGTTCTGCTCTAAACCGTCTAGCACCCTCATCAGTACCGAAGTCTCGAATTAACTCATTTAGACGAGTACGATCAGCAATAGTTAGAGGCGCCTCTGTTTTCTCTCTAGTTGCTTGAGCCAAGGACGCTATACCAGCAGCCTTTCTCTGAAAGCCCTGCATCTGCTCAGCCTCTAACTTAGCAGCTTGCACAGCAGCCTGTTGAGCCAAGGTAGTTACACCCAATCTAGCCGCAGAAGAAGATAACTTCTTAAAGAATTCTGGTGAAGAAGCATCGTTACCTGAGGCTTGTAAGGCTTCTTGGTAGGCCTGCTGACCCAACTGAGCCTGCTGTAGTCTTGGGTCCTGCACCGAAGGAAGTCCAAATAAAGTATTGACAACGCCGCCCAAGGCCTGACCCATTTGCTGGCCTGATCTAGCAGCACCAAGATTAATAATCTGCTGAGGGGTTAACTTAGCCTGCTCTAGTAATCCACGCTCACGTTCAGCCTCGATAGCCTGCTGTATCAACTGAGGATTATAAGAACCAAATAATGTTTGCTCTGCCATTTCTATTTCCTTTAGTAAGGGCTGTAACCACCACTCATGTCTTCAAAGCCTGAAGAACTTCCGTAATAACCGCCTGATGTGTCAATGTCGGGGTTGTAACCGAAGCCGCCACCACTGCCGGTACCCATTGGATAATAGGGAGTAGCTGAAGACTGTGGTGCTGGTGCTTGTTGTTGACCAAAGCCTAGACTTCCAAAAAAGTCTTTCATTAGGTTTTGACTAGCAAGATTCCTAGTACCAATCTGTGATAACTGACCACCAAGTCTGGTCTGTGCTGCTGCTAAACCACCTTGTAGGAGAGACTGACCAGCCTGTGCTCCTGCCGTGGCTGTTCTGCCGCCCAACTGAGCACCGATATCCAGAGGTTGCTGACCTGCCGTCTCAAGCAATGAAGATAAACCAAACTGAGTCTGGAATGGTGATAATGCAGTTGTACCAAGTTTAGCGGCTTCGCCAAACAACCCAGTTCCATAAGTAATACGGTTTCTTGCTTCCTGTTCTGCCTGAGCAGCCAATTGAAGGTCTTGTGTGCGCCTTGCAGTAGCCAATGCAGCCAACTCAGGCTGACCTACATCACCAATATTGAGGCCTGCACGACCACGACCAAATACAGAAGCTCCTAAGCGTTGCTCTTCACGCTGACGGATAGGGTCAAGCATTGCATACTGTTCTTGCAAGTATTGGTTACGGGCCTGCTCTGGGGTCTGTGCAAGGTATTGTTGACCAAGGCCAAACAAGGTCTGAGAAGGTGCTACAGCCTGCTCTGCAAGCCCTAGACTGTCTCCATACAGGGAAGATAGTCTTTGTTGAAGTGCCTGTATCTCTGGCGATGTGGTGTAACTAGCGCCACTAAGACGGCCTTCAGGGCCAAACTGGAACTGTGATTGCCCGAACCTAGTAGATATACCTACAGGTCTAAATCTAGCTTCTTCGGCTGCTAATTGAGCAGCACGTTCCTGAGCATCGGCTGCATACCGGCTTGCGGCTGCTTGCTCTGCCGCTGCCTTTCTTGTAGCCCGTGCCCCTATGGCTGATCCAATTACGCTACCTATTGCGTTACTCATTTAGATTACCTCTTTTTCTAAAATATAACCAGTTAGTTTAAAACCAAACTTCTTCTCAAATGCTTTGTAATTACGCTTGGTGCCCATGATTATCTTCTTGTATCCTAACTGCTTTGCTAGTTCATTGAGATAGATATTCCAATAATGCCCATCACCATAAACTTGCAGAGCAACTAGAGCATCATCATGCTCAGTCCAAGACATAAAACCATATTCATTTTCAACTAAGTTGTCTAATCGTATTACGGTATCTTTAGACTTAGTTAGGTACTCTTTGATTTGTTCGTTGTTCATTAGGTTTTCATAATGTAGCAAAGGGCATAGTACGGCGGTAGGTTAGCATTGGTTCCAGACGAGCCCGCCGATGCGTTGGTTGTCGAGGTTGAAACCGTGATGCCAGTAGTGTTTGCCACTATATATCCACTAGCAGATGAACCAGTAGTTAATGGCAAGATTCCTCCACCAGCCGTTCCACCGATTTGTTGATTAAAGTTATGCGTATGCCCAGGATCTGTTACAGAAGATGTCGATGTTGCCGTATGGGTATGCGATACAACAATAGCATCCTTAGAACCACCAGTAGCAGCTACGGCATAACTATTACCAGCACCTATAACAAACTTATCCCGCAGGTCTGGTGTGCTATTAGAGCCGTTACATAATACCCAGCCAGAAGGGATAGATGCGGAAGAACCTGACCAGATAATAATACCACCGCTGGGGAACACTGCTGCTACTGCCGTAGCAACGAAGGCTGTACTAGCAATCTGCGTAGTGTTCGTCCCAGAAGACGCTGTAGGCGCTAACGGAGTACCTGTAAGTGTTGGGCTATTGCTGTCTGCTTTGGATGATATGGCAGAGGCAATGGCGGTATATTCTGCATCAATCTCAGTTCCTTTGATGACCTTTGCTGGGTTACCAGTGCTAAGAGCATCCTTAGATGCAAAGTTAGTTGCTTTCGTGTAATTGCTCATACTGTTTTTCCTTGTGCGACATAGACATCGATTTTCTGAATAGAAAGAGGATCACCATTTAATTCTGCTTCTAATCCTAGTTGTAGGACAGATCCATTACCGCCTGCGTTGATTTGGAACTGGTCTAGGACGACACCATTGGAGAATTCAGCAATGTTGTATTCCCCTATATTATACTCGTAAACCAAGCCGGTGTCAAGTGTTTTCGTTTCGCTATTGTAATTTTCTTTGTAATCAAAGCCCCATTTGATGGCTACAGCGTCACCAGAGCCACCAATAACCACAAATCCTATCTTTTTAAGGACTTTTAAGGCTGTTGGGCTACCAAAGTCAAAGTAATTGGTGTAATACTGTAGCCGGTAAGTAGCGGCATTGTCTAAGTGTCCAAAGTATCTAGCGATATACCCAGGCTTGCCTAACAGCAGTTGCTTGGATTGGTTAACAAACAAGGCCTTTGGATCAAGGCTATCCCATATAGTGACACGGGCAGAGCCGTCCTGTAGAGCACCTCGCATATCAAAGCAGTAAGTAACCTTAGTTGCTGGAAGAGTAAGTAGGTAAAAGGCATCCCGGTCATAATAGACAGACTTGATGGTGCTAGCTGTCTCTGAGGCCACTGCTAAAATAAGTTCATCACGGACGTTCTTAGACATATCCCGCATAGGCAGGGACTTCTCTTGGATAACCCGCTGGAGACTACGCACACCAGAGTCAGACAGGAAGATAATATCTGTGCCTGTGTTCTGTACAGAGTCCCTAGCAACACAGCCTACATTGGGGATAAAGTCTTCTAAGGCCAAGGTAGTGACATCTATAGGGTTTCTATAGATAGCAATGTTGTTTCTACCAAAGATGATTAGAAAGCCGTTGTGGGCCGCTAGAGCGATAATCTGGTCATTGTTAGGGAACACAGAGTTGATCGACAGAGAGCCTGAGTCGCCGCCTTGGAAGTCAGATCCGTCCAAGAGCCTGCTAAAGTACACAGTCTGTCTGTCACCAACAATGTCTGCCATCCAGATACGACCATAGGCAGCTAAGGCACAGTTTGGCTTAAAGTCTGCTATGGAGTAGCCTGTAGGCAGTGTGCCAACATCGCCTAACTGCTGAAAGCCAAAAGAGCCAGAATGGGTGTGTGCATTAGTAACAGTGGTTACTGTGCTGGTCAAAGAGTTACCAACTGTGTATCCTGTACCGGCAGTAGAGACTGTCACAGTGGCTACACCAGTACCGCTAAGGGTTGCTACAGTTAGTTTAGCATTAGAACCTGTGCCGCCTGCTAGAGTTAACACATCGCCAACACCGTAGCCAGAGCCAGCAGCAGTGACTGTTACTGTCGCTATTGGACCAGTACCGCCACCACCGCTAATCGTAGCCACAGAAAAGGTAGCGCCAGTGCCCGGAGTAGGCAGGTTGTGGAAGACCAGTACAGGGTGCCCTGTCTGTACCATGTAGGCGTGGGAGATAGCGTCAGCGCCGTCACCATAGGGCAAAGCCGCAGCTTGCCAATTGTTGCCTGTTATCGTGTAAGACACATCGGCAGTATTGGCCTGTGTCCTAACAGTCTTGGTGGTCATCGTTGTGGTGCCAGTAAACAACTTGTTATTACCGGCACTGATGGTCTGGTTACCACCAACATCAATCATCTCAAAGATGAATTCTACAGCATTACCAGATCCTAAGTCTGTGTTGACTGCTGTGTTTACAGGTGTCCAGCCACGCCTAGCCCCAATACGACCATATCTATCGATAACACAATTCTGTGCCTTCAGAGCATAGCCTGAAGACAACTGAATACTGCTTTCTTGCGTGTTTAGGCCTAGAAAGCCCGGAGCAGCAATAGTAGCGGTCTGTATTCTTTTCATTAAATGGAACCCCAGATGAGTTCTTCAGGATAACG